ACAAGACGAAATGGACGAACAAGACGAAATGGACGAACAAGACGAAATGGACGAACAAGACGAAATGGACGAACAAGACGAAATGGACGAACAAGACGAAATGGACGAATCTTACATTAGAGAAGGTAAATCAACCGTTAAACCCAAAGGTGTTGGAATTGGATCAGGACCTAAATTTGCTTACAAGAAATCTGCAGGTGGATTTAAAGAGGACAAAAAACAAGGTCCTAAATCAGTAGGTACTGGTAAAGCAAAATTTGAATACAAGAAAGGTGGTAACATGGAAGGTAAATCTAAAATAGTTAAAGCAGAAACTAAAGAAGGTCAAGGATACAAAGATAAGGAAGATGAAAGATTGGCTATGAAGCATGGTAAAATTGCTTCAAAAGATCTTAAATCAACTAAAGCTCGTAGAGATGACGCTGGTTTTGAAAAGGCTGAAACTAAAGAAGCTGCAAGAACTTTCGGAATGGGTTCTAAAGAAGGCAGAGGTTTGAGAAAAGGTATTACTAACAACAGGAATTACGTTTACAGTAATTCTGGAGTTAAAGTAGAATCTACAAACGCAGAAGTTAGTATGTTGAGAGAAAAGAACGAAGAGTATAGAAAAGCATTAAATGTTTTCAGAGAAAAACTTAATGAAGTTGCTATATTCAATTCAAACTTAGCTTACGCTACGAGATTGTTCACAGAACATTCAACAACTAAAAAAGAAAAAATAAATATCCTTAGAAGATTTGACGGAGTTGAAACTTTAAAAGAATCAAAAAGTCTTTATAAGTCTATCAAAGATGAATTAACTAAAGGAGATACACAACCAATTACTGAATCAGTTGAAACAAAATTAAATAAACAAGTTTCTACAGGTTCATCAGTTAATCTAATTGAGTCTAAAACATATGAAAATCCTCAGTTCTTAAGAATGAAAGATTTGATGTCTAAATTAGGTTAATTAACAAAATAAATTAAAAAACAAAAATACTCAACACATGGGAGCATTATTAGAATCAGGTCTAGTTGGTAACATCGGTCTTAAGCACCTTAAAGTTATCAAAGAAGACACAATCAACAAATGGGACAAATTAGGCTTTTTAGAAGGTCTTAAAGGTCACATGAGAGAAAACGTAGCACAATTATACGAAAACCAAGCATCATTTTTAATTAATGAAGCATCATCTACTTCTGATACAGGAGCATTTGAAACAGTGGTTTTCCCAATCGTTAGAAGAGTTTTCTCTAAATTATTAGCAAACGATATCGTTTCAGTACAAGCAATGAACTTACCAATCGGTAAATTATTCTACTTCGTACCTAACATTCAAGCTTACGAAACAGGTGGAGCAGAATATGGTAATGGTGGAACGCACTACGCACCTTACGGATCACCAAATGGTCCAGATAGTCCTAACGCAGGTTATGATTATAATGTAGGTAAAGATCTTTATGATAGATTTTATGAAGGTAACGAACCAGCATTAGACCCTCCAGGTTTATTCGATTACTCTAAAGGTCAATTCTCGGCTGTAACAGGTACTGCAGTAACTGCACTTTGGAATAACACAACATTAAACTTAGAACCAGCAGCTTATGCTTTAACTGATTACAGAAAAGTATTAGTTATTATGTCAGGTTTCGCATCTGACGCGGCAGGTAAATTAATCGGACCAGATGGTAACCCAATCGACAACGAATCTTTCTTGTCTGATTTGACTATTTGGGGTATCGGTACTAACACAACTACTGCAGGATCAGGTAACGGTGGTGGAGCAGGTCCTTACTTATTTAGAGTAGTAACTCAAAGATATGGTAAAGGTATTGTTCAATACGGTAATAACAACCAAACATTAACTTTCCCTAACAGTAAAACAGGTGGTGGTCAATACGACAACATTTGTGACGCTCAAGGTTTCATTTATTTAGAGGTTGATTTACAAGTTCCAGTATGTATTACTTGTAACGGTTCTATGGACGGTTATACAGGTTCTACTTTCTCTTCTTCAACAGCAAATAACAACGCTTTCGTTCCTACTTATAGAATCTATAAGAACTTGGAATTTGAAGATAGAATCGGTGAGGTTTCATTTGACTTAATGTCAGTAACAGTTTCTGTAACTGAAAGAAAATTAAGAGCACAATGGTCTCCTGAAATGGCTCAAGACGTTGCGGCTTTCCACAACATTGACGCTGAAGCTGAATTAACAGCATTATTATCTGAGCAAGTTGCAGCAGAAATTGATAGAGAAATCTTGAGAGATTTGAGAAAAGGTGCAGCTTGGAACTTAAGATGGGATTACAACGGTTGGAAGAGACTTGGATCAAGTGCAGTTCCTTATACTCAAAAGGATTGGAACCAAACTTTGATTACAGCTATCAACCAAATTTCAGCTCAAATCCACAAATCTACTTTAAGAGGTGGAGCAAACTGGATCGTTGTTTCTTCTGAAATCAGTGCAATTTTTGATGATTTGGAGTATTTCCACGTATCAAACGCAGCTCCTGAGCAAGATCAATACAACATGGGTATTGAAAGAGTTGGAACATTAGCAGGTCGTTACCAAGTTTACAGAGACCCTTACTTCCCAGCAAACCAAGTGTTAATGGGACACAAAGGAACATCTTTGTTAGATACAGGTTACATCTACGCACCTTACGTACCATTACAACTTACACCTACAATGTACAATCCGTTTAACTTCACTCCAATCAAAGGTATCATGACTAGATACGCTAAGAAAATGGTGAATAACAGATTCTACGGTAGAATCACAGTTGATGGCGTAAGAACATTTGACTTAAGAGAATTGAGATAATCAATTATCTAACCATAATAAAAAAGGGTTCCCAAAAGGATCCCTTTTTTTATTTTAATATATTTAATAATATGATTAAACAAACATGGAATATTAATAGTGAAGAAAAATTAAGAATTTTAAATCTTCATGAGTCTGCAACAAAAAATTTATATATTATAAAAGAGCAATTAACACCAAATACACCATTTACAATTGATTTTGAAAATGCATTTCCTAGTGGACAATATAATTTTACTCCAAAATATATGAATGTTGTCAATGATAGTGTTATCAAAATATCTGATTATATTAAAGATAAAAATTTAAAAGACTTTAAGTTAGTAATAACACCTGGAGAATCTCAAGTACCAAATCCAAAAGGATTTGAACAAAAAGGTTCATTGGCCATGGAAAGAGCTAAAGTTTTAAAAAAATATTTAGAAACCGCATTACCACCAATATTAAATATGAATCCTCAAATTGAGATTTCAGAACCTGTTATTGGAACAACTAAATGGGATGATAGATTAGGTAAGGATAATGATGTTTATAAAAAAGAACAATTTGTGAAAGTAAGTATTGTTTTAAATACTAAAACCACTTTAATCCCAACCCCAATTGAATCCCCATATAAAATTACTGCATCAGATAAGGTATCAATATATTTCCCATTAAATGGTAGTAGTTATTTAGGTGCATTAGCTCATTACCCAACAAGAGATAGTTCAAATATTAAAAATGCAGGTAGTTTGGATACTGGAATTCAAGATGTAACACTTAAAGTAATTAAAAAAGATACGGTACCTTTCCAAGTTACTGATGTTTATCAAATACCATTTGATTGGTGGAATAATAGACAAGGTGCATCTACAAACGTTCTAAATCCGCAAGATTTAGAATACGTTAAGAAAAACTTTAAAAGACTTTAATAAATTTATCTAATAGGTTTTACTTTATTTAAAGAATCACAGAATGTTAAATACATTTTATTTAATGAGTCACTAAATTGTTTATTGGTAACTCTTACTCCTTTCCATGTCCTTAATGTATCAACATTTTGTTTTAATAATACATTTTTTGATTTTTGTGAAATTACAATTAAATGGATTAAAACAAAAAATATAATTAAACTAATTTTTTTCATGATTAATTTTTTTATAAAAGTAATAAATTATTTCTTTCTAACAAAATTATTTTGATTATAATTATAAATAGATTTTAGTTTATCAGTCCCCAACTGTAAGGTTGTAGAGTATTCACGGATACAAAGGTATTGGTAACGTAGTCATAAGCTAATATAAAATTAAAAAAAAATGAATTACGCAACACAAGTGGGCAAACCGACTGCGCACATCACAAAGAAAAAGTCACGATTAAAGGTCTATAATGGCCATATTGTCTTCTTAAATGACAAAGACAATTTTGAATTTGAAATTCACAATCCTAAACAAAAATCCGTTCTCTGTAAAATTAAA